GTTGGGTGCATTATAGACATTAATAATACATCTCCTGCTTCTAATTTTTCATCATTTCTAAGTTCTCTAAATCCTGTTCTCCACGCATAACTTTCAAACAAAGGATCATCTAAAAACTCCTGTGGGGTCATATTTCTTTCATAATCTTTTAATTCAATATTCTTTTCCTGTTTATACCAATCTCTTACTAATGACCAACAATCAGTAACTCCCCAAACCCACGGACGACCCAATAAATCTGGAACGTAACCTTCTGGAATACATTCTCCCCATTCTTCTGTTTTAGG